GCGCCATTTGTAACCAGCGTCTAAGCGTTCTGGGTCTATGACCTTTACGACACGACGCTTGAAGCCGGCTTCCCAAGTTTCAGATTTTTCATCCAACGCAGTCTCCATAATGTCATGTATAAAAAATTTAATACTCTTTTCAGATTCAGGCGAAGCGCATGTTACATAGTTTGGACCGCGACTTTCGATGGTGTATTTGCCTCCGTCTTTTTTATTGATTACTGTGTCTCCAACGTTAAAAATTTTTCCGGAGATATAGCGTTCGCGCTGCTCGCTTAACGTATCAAACTGAACGTGTTTTCTAAAGTTATGACTTTCTTTAAGTCCCATACCTTTTCGTACAGCATTGAAAAGTTCCTTTGCGTCACCAAATGTTTTTGGCAATCCTTTTGCAAAGGTTTCAAGATCGTTTTCTGCTGCAGCGCTTCTCATCTTGCTAGCACTGACAGCAAATGTAGCGCTGCCTGTACGAGCGTCTATATCCGGGTCACGCTGACCAGTTGATACAACATTTATGCCATCAGCAAATTTATAATACCCATGAGTGCCTTTTACTCCGTCATATTTACGAAGCAGCTTTTTAAACTCTTCAACACGATCGCTACCAACAGCAACTGTAAAGCGAGTGTAGCCTTCGTTGTATGCACTTGTTGCTATGTCAAAAACATTTTTAACAGATCGGTCGAGCATAATGTTGCGGCCATACTGCGGAAACATCTTGCGCATAAACTTGATTTTTTCTTCATAGCCCAAAGGATTCTTTTTTGCATCTTCGCTTTGAGATGCGTATATTCTAAACTGTTTGCCCTTTGCAAGTTTTGCTACCGCTTCGATGTTTTCTTCATGTCCTTTTGTTGGTGGGTTAAAACGACCAAAAGACACTACAATTTCAGAGGTCTTTTCTTCTGTATATGTTTTAAACGATTTTAGTTGGACACCCATAGCTTTATTTTTTTCTAAACCGAGCAGCTTCCTTTGCTCGTACTTGAGTTAATAATTTTGCTGATAAAGAATTTATAAGATTTTTTTGTTTAGCTAGTTGCTTTTCAACGCGTGAGCGAGCAGCATAAGATACTTCACTTTTGCTCTTGCCACCAAGCAGTCTTTTAGCTAATTGATTACGAGCTGCACGTCGTGCACGAGCCTTTAATACTGTGTTTGATGCGCGACGACGTTTTGCTCGCTCACGCCCAACCTTTAGGCGGCTCTTGTTACGACGCAAGGCTGCACGACGAGCCATACGCTGTTGAACGGTCAATTCAACAATAATAGTTTCTTCTTTTAGCATCTGAAGTATGGTATCACGAGCATTCGTCATTATACCAATCTTGTTGAGAACTTCTTTTGTTTTTTCAGAGGATTTTAATGATTTGAGTTCAGCATCAATTCTGCGAAGTTCTGCATTCAACTCATACTTTGACATGGTATCATAGACCGACTCTTCCATGTTGTGACAGTCACAATCGCAATCACAATCTTCTTCACATTCACATTCTGGATCGGTTTCACTTATCATCCAATCGCGTTTGCGTTTCTTGTATGCAGTGACCATAATGTCAAGTGGATCATAGTCATAGGAACCGTCTGTTGGGTCAACTACGAGCAGATCTTTTAAACGTACTTCTTTTTTCATAGGTAGATTATATATTTATACTTATTTGCCCTTATGCTGCGCCCACAAGTCAGCATCTGTAGTCTTTTGAGTAGGCCCACCCATAATAAAACTGTTGACGCGAGCAAATGCCCATTGATGTTGTGATGCACCAGGACGATGACCAGTTTTCCATGCAGCCATTCCTCTGTCATAAACCTGCTTGAGGATGTCATAGGAGATTCCTGTTTTTTCTGACTTTTTGCGAAGTGCCTCAATCTCTGCCTCTACAAGCGTTTCATCTTCGTCCATGCCATATTTGTCAGCATACGCCTGCGTCCACTTTGAAAGTTTTGTGTCGCTGCGAGCATCTCCAGGCGCAGGCTTGTATGAATCAGGATCAGAGTCTGACATTTTTGCCTGACGATTAAACTGTGCTTTTCTTTTATCGACGGTACTGTCTCCTAGTCCACGCCAGTAGCCAGAGTTTTCAACGTATGTTTTAAATGACTGTAAGCTATTCACCGCTCCCATCCTTTAATTATATTTGGATCAAAGTTATTTTTTGAAAAAGTCATGCGGTCAACAAGCTTGACCACGTTTTGTTTTATATGATCGTTGATCGCAAATCCTTCCTGTCCAGAGACTCTAAAGCCGTCAGTGGTACGTACAAAGGTCGACATCTTTTTAAGAGTTTCGAGTTTATGAATGATAATAAGCTTCGCTTCGACAATAGCATTTTGAAGTGCATAGACAAGCTCTAGATTTTTCTTGTTTTCATCAGAGAAAAAGCTCATAAACTCATCGCGCTTTGCAGTGGCGCTTGCTTTGCCAGCTTCGCTCTTTTTAGACTCGATATCTTTAGAGTATTTGTCGTCTATCCATTGCAACAGATTACGAACGTGAGCGCTTGTGTCTGTTACGGTTTCACCGCGACGAACAAGAGTATTGTTAAACGTTTCGAGTGTTTGTGCTAGCAGCGGATTAGACTCTATTTGTCGCAGAGTAGAGCCACTTATCTTTTGAAAGAGCGTGCCTGCGCGGGAAACAGCGGCTGATAGTGCTGCTGTTTCCTGTGCTGTCAACGTTGCTTTGCCAGAAAGGTCACGAATGTATGTGTCTGAAAACCACACGCTTGGCGTTTTCTTTAGTGTACTCGAATCAAAGCCGTAAGAGGCTCTCATAGTCTCAAACGAATCGCCCGTGTATTGCGTATGAAACATCACACCAATCTTTGAAGCCTTGATGCTTTTTGCAAGGGCGCTATCAGCAGGAATTGCATAGACGATTGTGTTTGGTTGAAAGGTAAGATAGTCAACGTCATCAAACCGTTCTGTCTTTAAGTCTTTTTGAGTATAAGCAAGATCGCCTTGCAGCACACCCTTGATGCCAAGCTTTTTAAACTCGTTGAATGCTACAGTTAATTTTTCTGCAAGGTCACCGCTGGTATCAGCCTTTATATCACTCTCGCTCTTGTAAACCTTTGGGTTTTTATTAAAGATACCCTTCTTGGCAACGAAAAATGCACCGTCTGTCGGGTCAGTGCCAACAAAAATTGCTGGAGCGCCGTCAAATTTTGCTGCGACGTCGTATGACTGCGCGCTGTTTCCAGCCAACATGTCTCTCATGCTACGTAGCGCGACTATTGCCTCACGTGCTCCTTGCACACCACCGTAGAGCACTTGATCCTCAATATGAACCATGTGTAAATTTTTACCTTCAGTCGAGGCTTCAGAGAGATATTGTTTAAAACTTTTCATATTAGAATGTTATAAGGTCACGATTACTCGCTGGCTTGTCAATGACTACCAATTTACTGCCCCCTTCGTTTTTTGAAGGAGATCTGCTATAGATTTTTGGAGCACCATTTGTATATTTTGAAGTCGGATCAAATGTTTGATCTTCGCGGCGAGCTCGTAATCTAAAATACAGCTCATGACTTTCTGCATATTTTTCTGATGAAGTTAGTTTCCCGTTTACAGTTAAAACTCCATTATCAAATTTTGACTGCACATTCATAGGACCTATATACATATAGTCGATAGGACCTCCCATTTCTAAGTTGCCAACAACAATCAATTTTTTGTCAGCATCATTCAAGACACCATAGGTATCGGGTACTTTTTGACCAGCTTTCAGTTTGTTTTTGATGTGGTTTTTATAGGCAGCAATATAAAATTTAAAGCCAAATCCAGGTATAATTTTTTCGATACCAGTAAGACCTCCTCCAGCAAGTGAAGGAGCGCTTTCACCCTTCATAGAGATGTTTACAAATTTGCCGTTCTTTAAAAAGAGTTGAACGTCAGTATATGGTTCTGATCCGCTTGATGCGCGATCTGAATATTTTTTTGCATTGATGACATTTTTTATAGAGGCATCGCCAGTTTTAACCGTTACGGCATTTCCTCCATTCTTTTTTACCGCTGCTTTTATAGCATTGACAAACGATGTTTCTTGACGTTCAAATTTCTTTCCGGCTTCTGTTAAGTATTCTTTAAAACTTTTCATATATTATTTAAGATCTATTCTAAATGCAATTCCAGTGATTCCTGATCTAGATTTTCCTCGTATGTCAAATTTAATTTTGCTAAAAATACTTTTTACATACGAGTCATCGATTATAAAAAACCCCTTTGGGCTAATAATGCTATCAGCGGAAGCACCTTTACTATTTTTTAAAGTAATTTCTCCAGACATACTTTCTTTAATTAGAGCGAGTTTAAAATCAACATCTTTATCTAAATATTGTAATAAATCATTTAATAGTTTGGGTTTATTATTTTTAAGCCACAAATCATAACTTTTATCAGTTATAATTTTTCCACCTTTAATAAATTCTGAAATTACTTTTTCAGATGCTTCTGATTTTACGCGTGAAAGATTGCTTTGTGATAACATTCGAGTTGGTAATACTCGCAATTCCTTAATTATAGATTTAAGTACTTTACTTTTATTTGCATTTTTAATTTGAGAAGCTGCTGCCTCAAATAAATCAGCAGTGCTATTCCCTTGTCCTGAAGCGAGTTGAACTCCACCTGCCATTTTAACAGATACATAATAAATTTTTGCTCCGATTTTTAAAATTATATCAGTTTTGGGTTCTGGGTTAGCCGATATTGCTTTACCAACTGGGTTTTTTGTATCATCAGAATGCCATGCAATAATATCAGAAAGCCCCGCAAATTTTCTAATGTGTTCAATGCATTGTTGGGCTTGTTTTTTAATCTTATCCGAATAATTTCTGGACATAGAAGTGCCATTAAGCGTTTCAACAATTGCCCATTCTAAATCTACTCCTTCTGATGCAGCCATATCTATCTATTTATACCCTCTCAATAATGAACAGTTTTCAAAAAACGCCATATAGAGCTCAAGTTCGCGCTCATCCGCTTCCTTTTCCCATGGTGCAGAGTTGTAGTTGTATTCTGAACAATATACACCTTTCCATCGAGCACCCAACGAGTCTCCGCTATATAGCACAAGCTCTCTTCGAACATACTGTTTAAGGTGTACCATTTCATGAGCTAATATAGTTAGCATAAAATGATAAGACTCATTTCGGTTGAGTCTTATGACATAGTCAACTTCAGGATCATTAACTCCGCATTGGCAACAATCACCATGTACGCGTTCAGTCTCCGACAAGTCATCAACAATCTCTATTTGCAACTGCATATTTCGAATGCGTGGGCAGAGTGTCTTTAAGTAGAAGAGAGCAGCATTTTTTATAAGAGCGTAGAGTCTACGATTGCTGCGTGCTCCCTTTATTTTAATGCCTATCATTATATTGCTACTTATAACGCAAACACGGGATCCTCCTTAGAAGATCCCGTGTTTTTAACTTGTTGTTAAATGAGAATTATGCGTACGACTCGATCATACGAGCAAGATCACCGTCAGAAACTTCAACTCCAGCCGCGATTGCTCCTGCTGCCATGTTTAGGCCGCGGGATAGCTTGCGAAGGTTAGCGCTCTGTTTGCTCTTGCCCTTGCGAAGCAGATCAACGACGTGTAGACGTGATTTGTGATCAAGATTAAGGCCGTCTTCAAGCTTGATATCATCTACGATCTTTTCCATAAAGTCATAGATTTCAGCTTCGGTAGGATCAATATTGATGATAAATGCGCGTGTACGAAGAGCGCCGTCTGGATCAAGTTTGTTAAGATCAAGATTTGAGATAAAGATAATCTTGCCAGTAAATTCGAAATAGCGAGGAATCAATCCTTGGTCAAGTATCTCTGCGTCTGACATGTCGTCTTCTGGATCCACGACGTTTTTACCCATCTTATTCCATACAAGCTTGCGAATCTTTTTGGTATCAGTTGCAGCCTTTAACAGGTTGCGTGCTTCCTGATCGCCGAGTGCATCGTCGCTGTCATCAAAAAAGACAATATCATTTTTATATTTGAAAAGCAATGAATAGAGACCAGCGGCACTTGCTGAGCCAGTGTTTTTAAAGTAGCCGTTGCCGTCACGCAGCCCGAGGCTTGAGAGTATCTTTTCAGTAGTGAATGTTTTACCTACTCCACCTTTACCTGAAACGAAGAGCGCGTTTGACGCTCCGCTTACAGTAAGCTTGACTAGATTTTCAAGATCTTTTAGCTGTGATTCAAATGAAAGACGATCTTGATTTTTTTCAAGTTCGTCAAGCTCAGGAGAGTAACTGTATTTTTCTTTTGCTGCACCCTTTGAAACTGTGCCAGAGACGACTCCGATACGAGCCATAATCTTGCCCTTTTCAGCTTTGATCTGCTTCAAGTCTTTGGCTTTGCCGACCCAGACATACTTGATGCCTTGTTTTTCAATAAAGTTTGGATATGCAGCTGAAAGAGCATCAAAGATTTTAACGCCTGGAACGCCATACATGCTATAGATTTTGCTCTTTACAAAGTTTGGGTCAACTAGATAGTCAGCAATCTCATCAAAGATAGCTTCAAAATCATGACTGCCACGAGCTTCATTTAGCACTCCCTCATAGAGAGGCACTTCGTCAGGCATGCTATAAATCTTACCAAGGGTTGCAGTTCCAGCACTTAAAATATCTGCAATGATAGGCAGAGTCTTTACAAGTGATACGCTCTGGTCAAATTCAATGTGGAAAGGAACCGGGTTTTTTCCATTCCAATAGTCTATAGAAGCCAAGTTATTGAGTCCGACGAGCGAGCTTTGTATCCAGTTGAAACGTACACTCATATTACGCTTTGCGCTATAGAGTCGGAGTCCAAAGCCAGTACCACTTGAATTGGTATATTTTTCCAAGCCGGGATATTTGAAAAATGTAGTGCCAGTCTTTTTCTTAAGATAGCGTTGAATGATAAATGCAGCTTTTTCTACAGAAGATGTAGAGAGCGCTTCGGTCAGGTAGCTGGTAAATTCGGTTAGTCGTGACATATAAGCTTATTTATAATAATATTTGTATTATTTATAAAATTACACCTTTATGTCGCTATAGTCTTTATTTTTTCGTTGGCTACTAAAGGGAGTGTGTACCACAGGAGACGAGTCGCTGTCATTCGTGATATTTGCCATAGGATCAGAAATATCATAGAGTCTCATTTTTGAGAGATCAATTCCAATCGTAAAGCGTTTATTTGCAGTAGGGTCGTTATAACGATTCTTAAGCTGCTTTACCATAATCTGGTTCATCTTGTCAAGCTGTTCAGTTCGAATAAACGCAAGCATGAGGTCAGCTGTAGCTGGCAATCCAAAAGATTCTGATGTGTCAGTAATTTCAACGTCAGAATTATTAAACCCTCCACGAGTCACCTGAGTCGCGCTCCAGATAGGCACATTAAACTCTACTGCAAGTCCACGAAGCTCTTCAGCAATACTCTTGATAAAGCTGTATGTGTTTATGCTGCCACTCAATCCCTTAACGCGAGAAGATGCACAAATATTAAGATAGTCAATATAGATGATGTCTGGTTCAAACTTCTTTTTAAGTTTCAATTCTAGTAACAGCGCCCTAAAGTGACCGACATGAGCCGCTGCAGTAGGATATTCTTTAACAATTAACTTTCCACGAGTGCGCTTAGAGATGCCTTCTACACGAGATTGAAAGTCAGTTTGAGACAGGTCTTTGATTTTATCTATTCGTATGTCAAGTAGGTTGGCATCAATGCGCTCTGCAATACGTTCTTCTGCCATTTCAAGAGTAACATAGAGTACGTTTCGCCCTTGGGCTAGAGCTGCAGCTGCCATGTGACACATACCTAAACTTTTGCCGCAACCTGTATTATGAGAAGAAACCCCATCAGTATAATATCGATGATTTTCATGATCAACAGTAATGTCTACAATTGGTATTTGTTTTCCTGTTTTAGTGACAATACCAATTTGATAACCATCTTCAGTTAAGTATTCTTGTTTTTTATGTACGAGATCTTTAGCATATTGCCAACCATCGATAGTTTCAAATAGATGGTTTTCGTTTACTCGTATAGTTTTACCATTGTTAAGTAACAGCACATATTCATCCCACATTCCTTTATCAACAAAGGCTGATACTGG